CGGCAATCGCCAAAGCGAAAGCAATCGAAGAAGCGAGAACCGGCGCAAAAGCCAACGGTTGAAATTGAAGAGGTTGAGTACGAATCATCTAGCATTGAAGAACATGCTAATGTTTTGTTCAAGCCTAATCCGGGTCCGCAGACAGAATTTCTTGCCGCATCGGAACGTGAAGTTCTATACGGCGGCAGTGCAGGGGGCGGTAAGTCATATGCTATGCTTGCTGACCCACTGCGTTACATGGGGCATCCACAGTTTAGTGGACTTTTGCTCCGACACACAACAGAAGAACTGCGAGAACTTATCTTCAAGTCGCAGGAGTTGTACCCAAAAATCTGGCCCGGTATCAGGTGGTCAGAAAGAAAGATGCAGTGGACCGCGCCATCTGGCGCAAGGTTGTGGATGTCATATCTGGATAAAGATGATGATGTCTTGCGTTATCAGGGTCTAGCATTTAGCTGGATAGGCTTTGACGAACTGACACAATGGGCCACACCATACGCATGGAACTATATGCGAAGTCGTCTACGGTCCACTGCACCTGACTTGCCTATCTTTATGAGGGCAACAACTAACCCCGGTGGAAGGGGCCATCATTGGGTCAAGAAGATGTTTATCGACCCTGCACCATATAATAAGCAATTCGATGCAACAGACCTTGAAACTAACGAAGTGCTGCGATATCCTGCCGGACACCAAAAGGCAGGAAAGCCTCTGTTCAAGCGGAGATTTATCCCAGCGAGACTTACTGACAATCCTTACCTATCCGAATCAGGTGACTACGAAGCAATGCTTCTGTCACTACCAGAGCAGCAAAGACGACAACTCTTGGAGGGTGATTGGGATATTAAAGAAGGGGCTGCGTTTACCGAATTTAATCGTGATATCCACGTTGTTGAGCCTTTCAATATTCCTAATAACTGGGTCAAGTTCCGCGCTTGCGATTATGGTTATGGCTCTTTTAGTGGCGTACTTTGGTTTGCCGTGGCTCCCGATGAACAACTCGTGGTATATAGAGAACTATATGTATCAAAGGTACTTGCGACAGATTTGGCGGACATGATATTGGAACTAGAGGCAGAGGACGGCAATCTAAAGTATGGAGTATTGGATAGCAGTCTTTGGCATAAACGCGGTGATACTGGCCCTAGTCTCGCAGAACAAATGATTAGCAAGGGATGTCGTTGGCGTCCATCAGACCGTAGCCGTGGAAGTCGTGTAGCTGGTAAAAATGAAATCCACCGCAGACTGCAGATAGACGAATTTACAGAGGAACCTAGACTTGTATTCTTTAATAGCTGCACAAATGTCATCAGTCAGTTACCGGCCCTCCCGGTGGACAAGAAAAATCCAGAAGACGTTGACACAAAGTCTGAAGACCATTTGTATGACGCACTACGGTATGGGATTATGTCCCGACCCCGGTTCTCTATTTTCGACTACGACCCGCACGGAAGACCATCGACAGGTATGCAAGTAGCTGACTCGACATTTGGATACTAAAGGAAAAACACATGGCAGATGATGAAATGATGATTGAAGACGATGCTATCGCCCTTGAGGATACGGATGATACCGTAGTCGAGGACGCAGAGGTATCGAATATTATCCCATTCATTATGGAACGGTATCAACGTGCCGAAGACTATCGCTATCAAGATGAAGAACGCTGGCTTCGCGCGTACCGAAATTATCGTGGTCTATATGGGCCAGATGTGCAGTTTACCGAAGCAGAAAAGTCTCGCGTCTTTATTAAGGTAACAAAGACTAAAACACTGGCTGCGTATGGTCAGATTGTTGACGTACTGTTTGCCAATAACAAGTTTCCGCTTTCTGTTGACCCGACTGAACTGCCAGAGGGTGTGGTTGAGGATGTACATTTTGACCCACAGGAGCCGGAGCAGCTTCGTGGAGAAACATCTCTTAGCAGCCCCTACGGCTTTGCAGGAGACGGTAGAGATTTGCAGCCCGGTGCTACAGCCAAGACTCTTGTTGAACAGCTTGGGCCACTGGAAGATAAACTACAGCCTGTAGAAGATAAGCTAAAAGAAGGGCCGGGTAAGACACCTACAGCTATTGAGTTTAGCCCCGCAAAGATTGCAGCTAAAAAAATGGAAAAGAAAATCCATGACCAGCTTGAGGAGTCTGGCGCAAGCAAGAGCCTTCGTAGCAGTGCGTTCGAGATGTCCCTGTTCGGAACAGGCATTATGAAAGGACCGTTTGCTACAGACAAAGAGTACCCTAACTGGAATGATGAGGGTGACTATGACCCAATGTTCAAAACTGTCCCGCAAGTAAATCATGTATCAGTGTGGAACTTCTATCCTGACCCAGATGCTAACAACATGGATGAGGCTCAGTTTATTATTGAGCGGCATAAGATGTCACGCTCACAACTGCGCCAACTTAAAAAGCGTCCATATTTCCGTGCGCAGGTAATTGACGAGGCAATTTCTTTTGGCGAAAACTACAACAAAAAATACTGGGAAGATGACCTGTCTGACTATGCACCGGAGCATGGCATTGACCGCTTTGAGGTGCTTGAGTATTGGGGCATGGTCGATATCGAAATGCTGGAAGAGCAGAATGTTGATATTCCAGCAGAACTAAAAGACTTCGATGAACTGCAAACAAATGTGTGGATTTGTAACAATAAACTTATCCGCATGGTTCTTAACCCATTTAAGCCAGCTAAGATTCCATATGTAGCTGCACCGTATGAACTAAACCCCTACAGCTTCTTTGGTGTGGGCATTGCAGAAAACATGGACGACACGCAGACCCTGATGAATGGTTTCATGCGTATGGCAGTAGACAACGCTGTGCTGTCAGGCAATCTGATTGTAGAAGTAGATGAGACCAATCTGGTGCCGGGACAAGACCTGTCTCTGTATCCGGGCAAGGTATTTCGCCGTCAGGGTGGCGCACCGGGTCAGGCTATCTTTGGCACAAAGTTCCCGAATGTGTCGTCTGAAAACATGATGTTGTTTGACAAGGCACGTCAACTTGCAGATGAAAGCACAGGCTTCCCATCCTTTGCGCATGGACAGACAGGAGTACAGGGTATAGGTAGAACTGCCAGCGGTATTTCCATGCTAATGGGTGCTGCTGCTGGAAGCATTAAGACTGTAATCAAAAACGTAGACGATTATCTTTTGCGTCCTCTTGGTGAGGGTTTCTTCCGGTTCAATATGCAGTTTGACTTTGACCCCGCTATTAAGGGAGACCTTGAAGTCAAGGCACGTGGCACAGAAAGCCTGATGGCAAACGAAGTGCGCAGTCAAAGACTGATGCAATTCATGCAGGTTGCAAGTAATCCGACACTAGCACCTTTTGCAAAATTTCAGTATATTATTCGTGAAATCGCAAAATCTATGGACTTAGACCCCGACAAAGTAACCAACAATATGAATGAGGCTGCACTGCAAGCAGAACTGATGAAACAGTTCCAAGCCCCTGCAGAGGGTCAGCCAGCACCTGCGGGTGCTGACGCTATGGACCCAACAGGTGCAGGTGGTGCAAACATGGGTGTAGGCATGGTACCGCAGCCGGGTGAACAAGGATTTAGTGGAAATGAACAACCAGCAAATACTCAGCAAACTCAAGCCGTGGGTGGGCAACAACCGCCAGTGGCAAGCGTTCAGTGATTACATTGATACTGTAATTGAAATGCAGCAGAAAGCACTAGAGCAAGCTGATGATAATGTAATGATGTATAGGTCGCAAGGCGCGATTGCAGCATTACGCAAACTTAAAACATTGAGGGATGAGGTCAATGGCTCTTAAAAAACAAATGGAACTTTTTGAAGAAGGTGGTCTGCTTGATGAGGGCGGCACTGTAGACGAAGAGTCTGGTAATGAAGTACCTACAGGCTCTTTGAAAAAAGAAGTTCGTGACGATATCCCCGCTCAACTGAGTGAGGGTGAATTTGTTATGCCAGCCGACGTAGTGCGCTACCACGGTCTTGACAAGATGATGGCACTGCGGGACGAAGCCAAAATGGGACTACAGCGCATGGAAGCAATGGGTCAGATGGGCAACGCAGATGAAGCCACTATTCCTGACGGTGTTCCGTTTACACTTATTGACCTTGAAATTGTAGACGAAAACGATGAACCACTTGAAATGCAGGTAGGTGGTTACGTTCCCAATGTTCCGCAACAACAGCCATACGGCGTTGTGCAGCAACCGGCAGGTCAAAATATATACAGTGTTCCCTCACAGTTTCAGCCGCAGCAACCTATAGTTCAACCTATTCCGTTTACACCTACTCAACAACCCGGCGGTTACATGCCTGTGTTTGGGCCACAGCCCACGCAGCCAACAGGTACAGACTTTACATTTGAGCAGTTAATGCCGACTGTTGGTGGAACTTCTGAAACACGTGAGTATCGTAACGCTGACGGTAACTCGTTGTATATTCCATTTATTAATGGTGAGCCTATTTACCCTATTCCTGAAGGCTATTTTCCTTATACACCTGAAACAACAACACCAGACACAGAAGATACACAAGTTACTGCAGCACCCGCTGCGCAACAAGAAAGTGATGCGCCTACACGAGAAGAGCGTATTGCGCAAAAAGAAAAGAATGACCGTATTCGCGCACGTAAAGCTGCAGCAAAAGAACTGGGCTACACAAAGGAAGCTAATCCCTTTGCCGGTGCATTTAAGGCAATAATGCCGGGAGGTATGCTACTTGGAGGCACAGAAGAAGCTGGCACAATTATGCCGGACGGCAGTATCGCAGACGGCGCAGGTAATACATTTGACCCCATTACAGGTGAGCAGCTTGGCGGCAGGGGTTTTCTTAACTTAGGTAAAGAAGACTTTCCAACCCCAGAAAGTGCCAAAGCGTTTGGTGTAACTCCAGCTTCTCAAGCAGGTCTTATGAGCCTTGAAAGTGAAAAGTCTCTTGATGAGTTTAGAACCCCTTCTGCAGTTACACCGGAAACAGCTAAAGTAGAAACGACATTAGATGTAACAGCACAGCCGGGAACAACTGCTGGTGATGTGGCACAGGCTAAAGTACAGGAACGTATGTCCGCTATGACTGAGGTTATGGATAGTTTGGGGCTTAAAGGAAAACAAAGAACAGATTTCTTGAATGCCGTTCTTTCTCAAAAAGAGGGTTCTATTCCATTCGCAACGGCGCAAGGCATAACAACAGTAGACTTTACTCCAAGGGCAGAGTCAGGGGCAGCAGGTGCAGAAATGAGTGCTGCACAAAATCTGCTAGATGCAATGGCAGATACGGGCGCAGGTTTGCCTAGTACCGCACTAGCTGCACAGACAGCCGCTGATGACCTCTTAGCCACTACTACTACTGTTGACCCGACCAGCGACCTGCTTGCCGGTGAGCCGGGTGCTGAAATAGGTAGTGCTTCATATCGTCAACAACGTAACATTGAAAATAAAATTAATGCTGCAAAAACTGCAGACCCGTCTCAGTATGCAAAAGATGTTCGTGCAGGTGTATATGATAGTGAATTTGATGCACTTGATAAAGCACGTGCAGAAGTTCGTCTTGAGCAAAACTCGCAAAATAACAAAGTTGGCACAAACATTCGTGATGAATATGGTGATGAAGTTGCTTCCAAAGTTCGTGATGACCAAGGAACTGTAGGTAGTATTGATACAGATACAGGTGATATTTATTACGATAGTTCACATGATTGGTCACAAAAAACACAAACGAATGTACGAGATGACCCTCCAGCAAAAGCACAGGAAGAATCAGAATCCCGTGATGATGCTAAGATTGTATGTACAGAAATGTATCGGCAAACTCAGTTGGCAGACTGGAAAGAAGCAATCAAAATTTGGGGCGTGTATGAGAAAAAATACTTGACACCATACCATGAAAAAGGTTATCATTGGTTGTTCATGCCTTGGGTAAGGGGAATGCGCAGTAGCAATACACTTACTTCTGTAGGTGCTTATCTAGCTAAAGCAAGAACACAACATCTTAAACATGTGATGACAAAAGGTAAAGCACCAGATAATATCATCGGTAATATTTGGTGTAAAATTGTACACCCGCTTACTTATCTTACAGGACGGATGCTCTCATGGCAAAAGAAATAACACTCAAGGATTATCAAACAATGGTACAGCGTCGTATGGATAACCTCAACGACGAAGACCGTGAAGTTCTAAGGGGGCTGATAGGTACGCCGCAAATTCGTGCTATTGGCCGTGTCCTTGGAAGCGAACTCATGTCAACAATCCAACTGTCTGGCAAAGAGTCTCGCAAACGTGGACTAGCAGCACGTTAAAAAGCTAGATATGTTGGCTACCCTAATCCCCCACCCGACGTGGCTACGGTTGGCCCCAACTTGGAGAAAGTAAAATGGCAGAAACCGCCGAAATCATGGCTGAAGAAATGCAGTCACCAAAGAAAGTTGCGTTTGCAAATCGTAAATACACTAACGAAGAAAAACGCAAAATGGAAGAAGAAGAACTTGAGCAACTGCTCAAAGAACAAAAAGGTAAAGTAGAAGAAGCTGTAGAAGAAGACGAGCCTACAAACGCAGAAGAAAAAACATTTAAGAAGCGTTACTCTGACTTACGTAGGCATCAACAGCAGCAAGCAGAAGAGTTTAAAAAGCAGATTGCAGAACTGCGTACTCAACTGGACAGTGCTACAAAGAAAGAAATGAAACTGCCTAAGTCCGACGAAGACATTGAGCAGTGGGCTAAGAACTACCCTGATGTAGCAGCTATCGTTGAAACAATTGCAATGAAAAAGGCAAAGGAGCAATCTACTGCTCTTGAAAAGCGTCTCAGAGCGATTGACGAAATGCAAAACTCTGCAACAAAAGAAAAAGCAGAAGCAGAACTGATGCGATTGCATCCTGACTTTGACACCATCCGTGACAGCGACGAGTTTCACGAGTGGGCAGACAGTCAGCCTAAGTGGGTACAGGATGCGCTGTATGAAAACGACAACGACGCACGTTCTGCTGCTAGGGCGATTGACCTCTACAAAGCTGATATGGGTATTGGCAACAAGAAACCCAAGTCAGACAAAGATGCAGCCAAGTCTGTGTCTACAAAGAATAGTCGCAGTAAACCGCAAGAAAATGAAGCGTCTACGTACTTAAAAGAATCAGAAGTTCAGCGTATGTCGCCACAAGAATACGAAAAGAACTCTGACGAAATCATGGAAGCTATTCGTTCTGGAAAGTTTATCTATGACGTATCTGGTTCAGCCAGATAAAAAAAGTGTTGACAATTAGTTATTTTTTCGTATAACTATAGTCATCAAAGGTGTAAGTGGGTTCGCTACCTGCTTATGCCTAATCCGCAAACACCTCAGTCTTATGGATTACCTGACGAGCATGGCCCGTTAAATATTCGGTCGGCCAACTGAATAGGACACGCACCCATAGCGAATCAGCCTCTGATTAGTCTGGTGAGTTTGCATCTGTAAAATGCTAACTTAGGAGAAATCATCATGGCATTCAATACCGCTGCCGGGTATGGTAATCTTCCTAACGGTAATTTTTCGCCCGTCATTTACAGCAAACAGGTGCAACTTGCTTTCCGCAAGGCCGCTGTTTGTGAAGCAATCACCAACTCCGATTACTTCGGTGAGATTGCTGCAATGGGTGATTCCGTTAAGATTATCAAGGAACCCGAAATCACTGTTAAGGCTTACGCCCGTGGTACAACCATCACGCCGCAAGACCTTGACGACGAAGACTTCAACCTGACCATTGACAAAGCTAACTACTTTGCATTCAAGGTTGATGACATTGAAGAGGCGCACAGCCACGTTAACTTCCAGTCTCTGGCAAGTGACCGTGCTGCTTACCGCCTTGCTGACCAGTTTGACCAAGACGTTCTTGGTTACCTGTCAGGCTACACTCAGTCTGCAATCCACGGTACGCCAGACACTGTTAACACAACTGTTAACGGTTCAAAGGCTGTTACTACCGCTGGTTCAGACGAACTGCTTGCATCAATGAAGCTGACTGGTACAGACTTTAACGATGGTGCTGGTTCACTGTCAAGTGGTGAAGCAATTGCTATCAGCCCACGTACAGGTGCAGGTGCTGCTCCTTCAACCGCTGGTGACGCTAACCCACTTCAGGTTATCGCCCGTATGTCACGTCTGCTAGACCAGCAGAATGTTGACACACAGGGACGTTGGCTTGTTCTTGACCCTGTATTCATTGAAATTTTGAAAGACGAAGATTCTCGTCTGTTCAATGCTGACTTCGGTGGTTCAGGTCTGCAGAATGGCGTTGTAAGCACCAACATTCATGGCTTCACCGTCTACTCGTCTAACAATCTGCCAGCAGTTGGTACTGGTCCTTCCTTCGCAGGAGCGAACAGTGCTGTTAACTTTGGTGTGATTGTTGCAGGTCATTCTTCTGCTGTTGCAACTGCAGAGCAGATTAATAAGACCGAAACCTACCGTGACCCTGACAGCTTTGCTGACATTGTTCGTGGTATGCATTTGTACGGACGTAAGATTCTGCGTCCAGAGGCACTTGTTAACGCCTCTTACCATCTGGCTTAAGGGAGGATTAGATTATGGCTACCGTAACTACTGCCCTTCAAGCGGCAACAGGCAACTCTCAGCGTGGGCGTAATGCCTACATGGTTGAGAACACCGTTAACTTTGCTGACCACACCGTAGACCCGTCTGCTGGTGACGTTGTACAAGCTATCACTGTACCTGCTGGTTCATTGATTCTTGCAGCTGGTCTGGAAGTTATCACTGCTCTGACTATCGCAAACACTGGTTCAGATGAAACCATTGATTTGGGTACAGACACAGAAGCAGACAAGTACGTTGATGGTTTTGATGCTGATGCAGCTTCTGCTGGCG